TGGAGTGTAGTAGCATGGCTGATGTAAAAACTTATAAGTGTTTCCCAACATTAATTCATGAATTTATTTTAGATATCTCAACTGATGATAAAATTCTGATGACAAAATATATTGAAACTTTTAAAGATGTTGATCTTTTAACTCAGACTGAAGATGATTTGCATAAAATGTCATACTTTAGAAATTTAAAAGATAATATTTTAAAATTAAATAAAACTATATTAGATGATCTTGATTATGAATATGAAGATTTAATAATAACTAATATGTGGGCAAATATTATAAGCTCGGGTGGTAATCATCCACCGCATAATCATTCAAACAATTTTTTGTCTGGTGTATTTTATTTGAAAACAGATACAGCTTCTGCTCCCATAAATTTTTTTGATCCTAGACCGCAAGCTAGTATTATAGTTCCTCGTAGAAAAGAAAACAATTGGGAAAACTCAACTATGATTTCATTTGATCCTACAGAAAATACTGGTCTTATATTTCCATCATGGTTGCAACATTGGGTACAAACAAGTAATGGTGAGAGAATAAGTATCTCTTGGAATATATTAATCAAAGGTCATTACGGCGAACCACGTACTTTACAAAATGCTTATATCTAAAAAGAACGAAGTATATTTAACACTATCTGAGTTATCATCTTCAGAGAATCAAGAGTTAGCAGATTTCTTTACGTTTGAAGTGCCTGGCGCAAAGTTCATGCCCATGTATCGTAATCGTATTTGGGATGGGAAAATACGTTTATTTTCTCCAGCCAGTGGTGAAATTTATTTTGGATTATTGCCATATATTATTGAGTTTTGTAAGAACAATAGTGTTAAATATACTATAGAAGAAGGAGTCGAAGATGAACGGAATGTTGTGGATAAGGTTGTTAGAGGATTTATCAAAAGTCTCAAACCGAAGAGTAAAGGAAAATCTCTCAAAGTACGAGATTATCAAATTGAAGCTGTGCGGTTGGCCATTTCCAGAAATCGTGCTCTTCTTGTTTCTCCTACTGCTAGTGGTAAGTCATTAGTAATATATGCATTAGTTCGTTATTATCAGATGAGTGGACATAGAACTTTAATCCTTGTTCCTACTACATCATTGGTTGAACAGATGTATACTGACTTTGAAGATTATGGTTGGAGCTCTGGTACATACTGTCAGAAGGTATATCAAGGGTATACAACAAAAATAGATAAAGATGTTGTGATATCTACTTGGCAATCTATTTACAAGATGCCTAGAAAATATTTTGAACATTTTGGTTGTGTAATAGGTGATGAAGCCCATATGTTCAAGGCAAAATCTCTTACTGGTATAATGACTAAGTTACACCAATGTAAGTATAGATTCGGTCTTACAGGGACGCTAGATGGGTCACAGACGCACAAACTTGTATTAGAGGGACTATTTGGTACTGCTGAAAAAGTTGTTAGTACAAAAGAACTTATAGATAAAAAAACACTTGCTAATTTGAAAATAAAATGTATTGTATTAAAACATCCAACAAGAAAAGAAAGGATGACTTATGCTGAAGAAATGGATTACATTGTTTCTAGAGAATTTAGGAATAATTTTATTTTGGATTTGTGCAACACTATTAGTGGTAATACTTTATGCTTGTTCCAGCTGGTAGAAAAACACGGTAAAATATTATATGATGGAATGAAAGGAAGTGAGAATGTATATTTTGTATATGGTGGAACAGATACTGAGCAAAGGGAAAAGATACGTGGATTGGTTGAGGGACATACTAAGTCAACAACAATTGCAAGTTATGGTACTTTTAGTACTGGTATCAATATTCGTAACATTAACAACATCGTGCTCGCAAGTCCAAGTAAATCCAAAATTAGGGTCTTGCAATCAATTGGGAGAGGCTTGCGTACTTCATCAACTAAAGATTCCATTTTGATATTTGATATTGCAGATGATATTTCTTATGGAGAAAGACGTAATTTTACATTAAACCACTTTTTTGAACGAATAAATATATACAACGAAGAACAGTTTAATTACGAAATTAGTAAGGTAAAAATAAAATGAATGACGTTTCATATACAGTTTTAAAGTTAGCTAACGGAGAAGATATAATCTGTGAGGTGGATTTTGAAGAATATAATGTAGAGACGGAATTGACAAAACGTGTTTATGAAATACAAAATCCACTATTAATAGTTCATACTAAAGAAATGAGTCCAGAAGGTATGCGTGAAGGCTTGAGTTTGTCACGTTGGTTTCAACCATTTACAGAACAAAAGTATTTTACTATTCCTGCTACAACAGTAGTAACATCTGCTAAAGCTTCACCTGGCCTCGCAAAATACTATGAATATGTGCTTAAAAGAATAGTAACTGAATTTGATGAAGAATATGGTGAATTCGATAGTGACGAAAAATCTTTAGATGATTATAGTAATGATGATATATATGATGAACTACTAGATGAATATGAAACACCTAGTAAAGCTATTCATTAACCCCTCAACATAGTTGAGTATATAGAGATAAAGTGCTTATGTCAAGTCTCTTTATTATATTGATATATTTCTTTATCAAACCTCTTTAGGGTATTGACATATTACCCATAATATAGTATAGTGATTAATATATTAGGAGTATCTTATGATAAAAAATAAAAAGCAAAAGCCACATTACGTAGACAATAAAAAGTTTTTGCAAGCAATGGTTGAATGGCGTGAGACATGGCCTAACGAACTTAAAGAAACAATTAAACCACCAGTTTCAAATTATGTAGGTGAATGTTTTCTTAAAATAGCTACACATCTATCTTATAGACCAAACTTTATTAATTACACTTATAGAGATGAAATGATTTCAGACGGTATTGAAAATTGTTTGCAATACGCACAAAACTTTAATCCAGAGAAATCTTCTAATCCTTTTGCATATTTTACACAAATAATCTATTATGCATTTTTGCGTAGAATTCAAAAAGAGAAAAAGCAAACTCATGTAAGAAATAAAATAATTGAGAAATCTAATTATGTATCCTTTACTACAATGGAAGGTGATGACAATGCTTATACTGTTTCTGGTTTTGACCCTATCATAATGCTTCCAGATGAGGATGTATACAAGCCTAAAAAGAAAGAAGATAAACCAGCAAAAGGTTTAGAGAAATTCATGGAGACAGATACTTGAAGGTAGCTATTATTACCGACACGCATTTTGGTGCAAGAAATGACAACTCAAATTTTAATGAATACTTTTTCAAGTTCTATGAAAATATATTTTTCCCAACTCTAAAAGAAAGAGGTATTACAACGTGTGTCCACATGGGTGATGTTGTGGATAGGCGTAAGTATATTAGTTATAAAATTGCAAATGATTTTCGTGAAAGATTTATAAATCGTTTTAAAGAGATGAATATTGACCTTCATATTATAATTGGTAATCACGACACTTATTATAAGAATACTAATGAAGTAAACTCTATGGAAGAGCTTGTAGGTTCTGATAGATTTAAAATCTACACAGGTCCAGAGGTTGTAGAGTTTGATGGCACACCTATTTTGTTTATGCCTTGGATTAATTCAAACAACTACGAAGAATCTATAGATGCTTTGAATACTGCAAATGCAGATATTCTTATGGGACATCTTGAGGTCAGTGGTTTTGAAATGTACAAGGGTCATAAGTCAGAAGGTAAGTTTGAAAAGAAACTCTTTAGCAGATTTGAAACTGTATTCAGTGGTCACTTTCATCACAAGTCAGATGACGGACAAATCTTTTATCTTGGCACACCGTATGAATTGTTCTGGAATGATTATCAAGACCCTAAAGGGTTTCATATCTTTGATACTGGCACAAGAGAGCTTGAGCGTATTGTAAATACCTATACTCTATTTGAGAAGATTTACTATGATGACACAGAGCAAGATTATACTAAGCACGATGTATCAAAATACAAAGAAAAGTATGTTAAAGTAATTGTAGTAAATAAGAAAGATTTGTATCAGTTTGATTTGTTTACTGACAGACTTCTAAATGCTGATGCACACGAAGTTAAAATCATTGAAGATTTCTCAGAGTTGGATGCAAACAATGTATCAGATGATATTGTAAAAAATACAGAAGACACTATGACACTACTTGAGAGATACATTGATGATTTGGATATTACACTAGATAAAAAGAGACTCAAGAATACAATGAAGTCTTTGTATAATGAAGCACAAGACTTGGAGCTATAATTGATAATTTTTAAGTATGTGAAGTGGAAAAATTTCCTTTCAACTGGTAATCAATTTACCGAAATACAACTAGACAGAAATAATACAACACTGATAATTGGAGAGAATGGGGCTGGTAAGTCTACTATTCTTGATGCGTTGTGCTTTGGTTTATTCGGTAAACCATTTCGTAGTATCAATAAAGCACAATTAATCAATACTGTTAATGGTGGTAGTTGTGAAGTTGAAGTTGGGTTTAAGATTGGTACGAAAACATTTAAAGTAATTCGTGGTATCAAACCAAATACATTTGAGATTTACATCAACGATAAGATGTATAATCAAGATGCTAACTCTAGAGATTATCAGAAGTATCTGGAACAACAAATACTCAAGCTAAACTATCGCAGTTTTACTCAGGTTGTTATTCTTGGTAGTTCCACGTTCATTCCCTTTATGCAACTCAAGGCTCGTCATCGTAGAGAAGTAGTTGAAGAGATTTTGGACATTCAGATTTTCTCTCTTATGAATATGCTTCTTAAACAGAAGTTAAAGGGCATTTCAGAAGAACATAGAGATGTAATGTATAATATAGATTTAACATCAGAAAAGATAGAGTTGCAGAACAAGTATATTGAGAGTGTAAAAAAGAATAAAGATAAACTGATTACAGAAAAATCTACTCTTATTAATGGTAATGAAGAAGAATTGCATAGTAGACAAAGTAAGATAACTGAACTAAACAAGCACAATGAAGATTTAGCATTTAACACTACTAACTCTGATGAAAATACTAAGAAGGTTCAGAAGTTAAAAGGTCTTGATGCAACTCTAAAAGAGAAGCGTTCTGCTGTAAAGAAGTATGTTAATTTCTTTGAGAGCAATGATGATTGTCCTACTTGTGAGCAACATATTGATGAGACATTTAAAGACAATATGATTGCAACAAAGAAATCTGAATATGATAAGTTTGATAAAGGCGTTAATGATTTAAACGAACAACTCAAACTATCTGAAGATTTACAGACGGCCATCAACGATTATGTTAAAAAGATACGAGAGAATGATGCTGAGATAGGAAAGTTAAGTTACTCTGTTAAAGAACTTGAGAAGTTTAATAAAACTCTACAATCAGAAATTGATGAGTTAGATTCTGGTGAACTTAGTAAAGATGATATGAGC